AAAAAACTAAATGGAGTATTGCGAGACAATGAATGCACTAGCCATGACAACAACCGTTGTGGTTTCCATGTGCATGCATCCAAAAAGCATTTTTCAACCCTGCATATATATAAAATGCTGAAATTCATGACTGCAAACCAAAGATTGATTTTAACGGTTTCGCAGCGACAAGCTCATAGACTGGAGCAATGGGCCTCTGTAACGGATTCTCAACCTACCATACAAAAGGCCCGGGATAAACGCTCTGATAATCGGTATTCTGCACTAAATTTAACGCGGGATACAATTGAATGCAGGATATTCAGGGGAAACATTCGAATAGACCGAATCATGAAAAATCTTGAATTTTATCACGCATTAATCAGTTTTACAAAAAACGCATCATTGAAAGATACAACCAACAAGCACTTGTTTTTAGAATTCATTGAAAACAATAAAAAAGAATATCCGAACCTGTATGTTTTCCTGAAAGAGAAAAACATCATTAAACAATAAATAAGGGGGGCTTGATTATGTGTATTATTGTTTATAAAAACAAAAATGCAGATATTCCAACTAAAAAACTACTGAAAACCTGTTTTGAAAACAACGACGACGGGGCCGGATATATGGTCCAGGTCAAAAATCAAGTGCATATCAAAAAAGGATTTATGAAATTCAACGACTTTTGGCAAGCATTTAGTAAAGATAAAAAAATCACAAAAGACTGCCAGCTTGCGATACATTTTCGCATTGCAACCGGCGGTTTGATTTCAGCAGGAAATTGCCATCCTTATCCGATAACAGACAAAACAACGGAGTTGACAAAAACAAATATAATTGCGGATAAAGCAATCTGTCATAACGGGATATTGACTGGATTCGACGACATCGAAAACAAATATAATGACACTCAAGTATTTACTAAAAACGTTCTGTTTTATTTAGCAAAAGAAAAAATTCAACCGAACATTTTAGAGGCAATCCGAAACATGACAATGGGATCACGCTTATGTTTGTTCATCAATGGGGACTGGTTTTTAACTGGTAACTGGACGATTGACAAACAAACTGGACTACAGTTTTCAAACTTGTCGTACAAACGAGAAAAAATTAATTGGGGGTTTTATGGACTACCAAAAACAAAAACAAAACGAACGAAACGAACGAAACGAACGAAATACCAAGACGAATATCAATATATTTATCCAGATGAAAGATATTCCATGACTGTTTGTCCTGCTTGTGGAAATAGCAATGAAGCGTTTATTGATTCTTACAATGATCAAACATTTTTCTGCCATACTTGCGAGACGGTTTGGGACAGCGACGGAATTATTTATTAAACAAAAACTAAGGAAAAACGCCATGACAAAAAACATAAAATTGATCACAGGATTAGATTAGACGCGGCAGAGCGACAAGCACAAAAGCGGATGCCCAAGCGTGTTTATTATAATGCGCCTGGGCATCCGCTTTTGTTTTTGACAGCCAGGGGACAGGCCCAGGCCCAGGGGACAGGCCCAGGCCCAGGGGACAGGGGATAACCAAATGAACAGGATTCACTAAATAAGGATTCATTCACTAAATAAGGATTCATTTATTAAATGAATCACAGAAACAAAACCGGGTTCAGAAACAAAACCGGGTTCAGAAACAAAACCGGGTTCAGAAACAAAACCGGGTTCAGAAACAAAAACGAGGGGGCAAAATTGGGCGAAATCATGTCGTTGGAACTTTTTTCACCGTTGGACGAGCGCACATCGTTGGAGCCTAAAATTGAACAAAATCATATCGTTGGAGCCTTTCGGGAGTACGTGAAAAATAAAATGCATATAAAAAGCAAAAAACACTTGACAAAGCAAAAACAATGAATTAAATTAAAGACAAATAATCAACGAGTTCAACCTAACCCATTGATAAAAGGAGGATATGCCATGAGAAAAGAACTTGGAAATTTCATGCGAGTGGAGCCGATGCGCGGTCCTAACGGGCCGGTCAAGAACCAATTTATCATCCATACCGATAAAGGATGCGTATTCCAATCCTATAACACGATCATCGCCGCCCGCCTCGACGACCGCGTATTGCTTGATCGTCGTAGCTGGGACTACAGCCGCACCACTGGCAAGTACCGCAACCTGTTCCTTGACGAGGGTATTGAGGACACCCGCCGCAAGATCAATAGTGGCACTTACGAACTGGCGGACCTCAATTAAAGAAGGAAATGCCATGAATGCCAACGAATACCTACAAGAAAAAATGAACGAGATGCCTGCGGAACAACGGCATGCCTTTGCTTTGTTCTTTCTTGGATGGACAGCTACCTGTATGAACGCTGCGGAGGCCCAAGAAGTTGTGAGACAATTTAAGGAATCATTTGCGGATGCTGAGGACACTATATCCGAGACACTATATCCGAGACACTATATCCGAGACACTATATCCGCAAAAATAGTATATCCGAAACACTATATCCAAAAGGAGGTCGCTATATGAAACCGAGACCACTATATGAAGAAATTGCTATTTTGATCGACGCCATCAAAAACTGTCAACAAATGGGAAACGCCGTTTGGGAAGACAATCATCGCGAACGACTGCAAGAAATTGAACGAAACCATTTGCCATCAGGCGCGGGATTCGATAGTGGTTCAACCATCAATCTGGACCGTTGCAGCCAAAATCGAATCGTTATCGAATCCGGATTTCACATGATGGACGAATGGGGCAGCTATATCGGCTGGATTCACTTCGATGTAATCGTTGTGCCTGTTTTTGGCGGCATTGACGTGATCGTCAAGGGACCATTCGCCAAGGCCGATGCGATGGATCTCAAAGAGTATATCGCAACCGTGTTTTTTGAGGATCTGAACAAGATTCACTACAAAGACAGCACCAACATGATCATCGAGCGCGAAAGAAGCTAAAACATTATAAGAAAGAGCTGACTAAGCTTGGAAGGGGGTTTGCAATGCAAATCAATATCACCGTTAACATGGACAACGCGGCCTTTAAAGACAATCCGCGTGAACTTCGAGAAATCTTGAAGAAAATTGCCAAGGAGATAGAACGCGGGTGGACACTCGGCAAGGCTAGAGATATGAATGGAAACGCCGCTGTCCGCTGGGAAATAAATGACGACCGATGAAAAGGAGGCATAGCCAGATGCTCAAAAAAATCTATAAAACAATTGAGCAAGAAAATGGCACCGTGACCATATATGGATCAAACCGTTGGATACCCATTCAATACGGCATCCCCGAATGGGAACGGTGCCACGCAAAAGAAAACGGCGTCGAACCAGATCTCGAACCCAAATTTCGGTATCGGGGCAAGACCTACTTTCTCAATGAATTCATAGCGATTCACAACAGATTTCACAGCCCCAATCCGCCGCAATGGATGAAAGAATTCGATGGCCATCTGTCCGACTCGTTCTTCTCGGGCATCTTGGTCAAGATTAGCTCCGACGGCGGAGCCGTTAAAGCATTCACCTATATCGGATGAGGAGGCACGCCATGGAAAAAAACAATGAAAACAATTTGGAAATGATCGAGAATTACAGTGGTAATCTGCAATATCAAAGCGACCGCAATGAATTCGAAGCCCATTGCCTTTGGTGGATGGCCAGACTGCTTGGAGAAAATGAAATCGTTGAGATGATCAAAACCTTTGATCGCCTCCGTCATCCCGCAGTGCGTGAATTCACCAACAATTAATCGTCAGAAAGAGGAGATGTTTCTTGAAGCTGCAACTTAATACCAGCAGACGCGATCATTTCCAGCTCTTCGTTGGAGAACTCTTGAAGAGCGGTCTGCTCACCAGGAGCAAGCAAGATCGGCCCGCCTTTGGGACCAGTCACTTCCATTTTCTGCGAATTGGTCCAGGGGCGCTCTTGCCGCTTGGTGCGATTGTTCAACCAGTATATACAAGCGGTAGTGTCCGGCGGAACGTGTTTAGTCAAGGTAGTGCGAATGATCCGCTCCTTGCGAACAGTGGCGAAATCCTCATCGTACTCATAGCCAACAGCTTTCTTGTAAAGAGCACGCACGACTTCGCCATCGGCGCGCTCACGACCAGCAAAAACAGCAGCAGCGAGTTCCGGATCATCTTCTCGCCACTGCCGAAACAGTCTAGGAGCAACGCCAAAGGCAATGGCCATTTCATCGTTGGTAAGTCCGAGAAGAGCGAGGCGATAGGCGCGTTCGGCAACGTCCGGCGGTTTAGACGAAGGTATGCCGCGCGTTTCCTTGCTGGCAATATCATGCAACCATTTCTCAGTAGTTTCTTTGGGCAAACGCGGCCCTGCCCATTCGGTAACTGGTATGGCTGGCTTTTTTTTACGGACTCGCTGCATTTCACACCTCCTTTATACGGATATATAACACCAAAAATGAAAAGGGGCAAGTATGGAAAAAAGAGCGCGAAATCACGATAAAATTAATCAAAAGAAAATGACAGCACAATAGAGGGCGCGATGAAAGGACACAACTATATAATCAATGGGGGCTTCGCACGCCGAAAGAGACTGCCGGTCGTATTCCAGGCGGCGACGTTGGCGGAAACCGCCAAGGCCGTTTATCTGTACGGAGGCGCATCAATCAAATACGCGCGCCGTGCTGGTAGATGCTGCCGTTGTGGGCGCTTATTGACACACCCCGGCTCGGCCGCGTTGGGCATCGGCCCCGAATGCCTTGGCGATTGGGGATTGCGTGACGTTGTGCTCACAAGCCTGTCAAAGGAAGAAATCGAGGGGCTGAACGAAAAACTACGCGCAACACAAACAGTGGATACCTGGATTCCCAAAGGCGCTATATTGAACAAAGAAGACTCGTTGGAGGACATTTTTGTGCCGTCAGATCACCCCATGCTGAAGTCTCATGTGGCTTCCGCTGAAAAAATTGGTGGGGAATTAAAAGTACGATTCCCCTATGACCCAAAAAAAGTAGCAACAATTCGCACTATTCCAGGCAGACGATGGGATAGTAGCAAAAAAATTTGGATCATGCCACACACAGCGCTGGCCGTAAAGACACTAAAAGAAATTGGAATTGAAGCGCCCGCGCCTACGCCGCGCCCAACCATAAAGCGGTCGGCCATCAATCTGCAAGGATTCGGGCGCCAATTGATGCCATTTCAACGTGAAGGGCTGAAATTTTTGCATGCTAAGGATGGTCGTGCATTGATCGGGGACGAAATGGGTCTAGGCAAGACCATTCAGGCCCTGGCCTATATCCATACCAGACCAGATCTGCGCCCTGCTTTGGTAATCTGCCCAGCATCGCTAAAACTAAACTGGGCACAAGAAGCCGCAGTGGCTTGCCCTGAACTAAAAACAAGCCTTATTTCGGGCAAAACACAAGGGCGCCTTCCCACTGCGGACATCCATATCATCAACTATGACATCGTGGCGGATAGATTCAACAACATAGTTGAATCCGACATCAAATTGATGATTCTGGATGAAGCGCACTATCTGAAAAATCGCAAAGCCAAAAGAACAAAAGCAATTCTAGGCAAAGGAAAAAAAGCCCCCGGTCTTTCACGGGTAGAAAAAATCATCGCACTAACCGGCACGCCTATCCTGAACCGACCAGTGGAAATTTATCCGGTGGCCAAAACACTAGCACCAAATGACATTCCACCATTCATGACTTTTGCTCATAAATATTGCGGAGCCAAGCATAATGGCTTCGGCTGGGATTTCAACGGATCGTCCAATACAAAGGAATTGCACGACTTGCTCACCTCCACAATAATGATCCGACGCACCAAAGCCGAAGTGCTCAAGGACCTGCCGGAAAAAACACGGTCGGTTATTCCAATAGAAATGAGCGCAACAGCCGTGCACGAGTACGAACAAGCCAAAGCCCACTTCCTCAAATGGTTAGCAACAGTGGACCCCGAAAAGGTCTCCGCCGCCCAACGAGCTGAGGTGCTGGTGCAGTTTCAAACACTGAAACGACTGGCGGCGAGAGGAAAATGGGCCGCCACAATCGACTGGCTCAAAGACGCACTGAACACCGGCAGCAAAATACTGGTGTTCGCTATCCATCATGACGCGGTTGACTCCTTGATGGACGCCTTGAAGAGCTATATTCCCGTCAAGATAGACGGCAGAGACAGCCAAGAAGCGCGCAATGCAGCAGTAAGCCGCTTTCAAGACGATCCAGCGTGCCGGGTATTCGTCGGTAATATCAAGGCCGCTGGCGTAGGCCTGACACTCACTGCGGCGTCTGCCGTAGCATTCACCGAACTCGGCTGGACCCCAGGCGAGCATATTCAAGCCGAAGACCGTGCGCACCGCATCGGACAAAAAAACGCTGTAAATGTCTATTATCTCATTGCAAAAGACACAATAGAGGAAGATATCGCCGCCTTGCTGGACAATAAACAGAAGGTTCTTAATGCAGTCCTGGACGGCACCGGAACAGCGCAAGAGTCCCTACTTACAGAGCTTTTGAACAAATATCACAATAAGAATAAAAAAAGGTTGACAAACTAAACACAACAAGATAACACAAGATAACACTAACCAAAAACAGAAAGGAGTCTAACCATGACCCAAATCACCCCCAACCTGCTTCACAGTGTGGCCAACTCACCACAATGGGCTGGCATCGAGTACGATGAGCGCATCGGCATTGCCGGTCTGGCAGCGGCCGAAGCCGAACGCAACTGGAACCCGGACAGGGGACAGTTTTCAACAATAGCTGTCACCTATATCCGCAACGCCTTGAAAAACGAAGTGTCCAAACATCGAACCCGCATGAAGTATGATGGCATGCAAGTGAGTTGTCTCATGCCATCCCAAATCCCGGCAGCGAACACGCCGGACGTGGAACGCACTGTCATTTTTCGTGATAACATCGCCAAATTGCCCCAGGATGCCCGGCAAATGGCAATGATGTTATTGAAATCCAATGGAGGGAAGAGCGCTCTAAAAGAGGCAAAAGCACAATTCAGAGCCACGGGATGGTCTGTTCGCAGAGTACAAAAGGCCTGCAATGAAATCCGTGCGCTATTAACCAACAACGGAAAGGAGGTGTGATATGGCCGACTTTAGTATCTACCTAACAACGACAATCACCCCTGTGATGCTCGGAGAAGACACTTCCACCATCACCATCCGGGAAATCTCGGAAGATGCTTTCAGAAGCATCATTGATAGCGAAAAAGAAATCATCATGGCGGTCGGACATGAAAACACTGCCCGGCTGCTGGAACGAAAGTACAACATCAAGAATGCCTTCAATCGCCTGGATCTGCAATTGAAAAACGGCGATTATGTCATCGCAGCAGTGCCGCAAATCAGGTTCGATAAGACACGAGAATTTTCCCTTGAAGAGGTGACAAAAGCACGCTTTCGCTTCTTTGAAGGCATCGTAGGCACTGATCCTCTTCACGGCGTGTTCGGCATTCAAAAATAACCAACTAAAAGGAGGCAAACCATGGGCCATGAAATCCTAGAATTCGATGATATGTTCAGTGTAGGTTCCACTCCCTGGCACGGCTTGGGAAACATTCTGGAAAACGCCCCAAGCATTGACGAGGCGCTTATTGCCGCCAATCTCAACTGGAAGGTGGCGCTGTTGCCTATATTCGCACAGCCCAACGACGCCTCGACCCCTCGCCCTGTCCACGGACACCGGGCAATCCAACGCGAAGACACCGGGGAAATCTTTACCGTTGTTAGCAACAAGTACCAACTACTACAAAATGATGAGGCGTTCGAAATTTTCCGCCCATTAGTAGAAGACGGTTCAATCACACTGGAAACTGCGGGAAGTCTAAAAAACGGGCGGAAGGTTTGGATACTGGCAAAGATTACTGACACCAAAGACGCTGAAATACGCGATGGAGATGTCGTGAAGCCTTACGTCATGTTATCCAATTCACATGACGGCACCCAAGCGGTCCGCTTCGGATTCACATCAATTCGCGTAGTCTGTAACAACACCCTGTCATGGGCTGTTAAGGACGACGGCAGTAAATTGATTCGAGTGTATCACCGGGGCAACGTCCGCGACTCTTTGGATCTGCTACGGCAATCACTGGACACTGCGAAGGCTGAATTTTCCCTTCAAGCAGACAAATACCGCCGTTTGGCCAACTCCAACGTAAACCAGGATGACCTCATCAAATATATCCGTGCCGTACTTCAAACAGAAGACGTGACACGTCGAGAAACCGCCATCATGAACGTGCTATTCAATGGCAGAGGCCTTGGCACTCGCCCACAGGACCGCATCAGTTGGTGGGATGCGTATAACGCCATCAACGAGTGGATGCTGTATTATCGAGGACGATCTGTCGATTCCCGCCTTGCCTCGGCATGGTTCGGAGATGGCTACCTACTGGATCAGGCCGCCTTCCAACTCGCGGATGACTTCGTAGCCAAGGCCGCGTAATCAAAGAACAATAAAAGGAGACCACATGAAAGCAAGAACAGTAGATCCCATCGAGATCTTCGAAGATTCAAATTTGAACCTGTCCGCAGAGCACTATATCAAAGCGGACAAAGAACCAACAAAACAAATACTGTATGAGGCAATTCAAGAACGGTGCTTAGATTGCCTAAGAACAGACGACGTGAACGAGGTGGTTGCCTGCCAAGTGACCACCTGCCCACTCTACCCCTATCGGTGCAAAAATAGCCAAAATTCTGGCCAGAATTTCACCGAATAGGGCACTCACCTGAGAGGGGGGCCAAAATCCCCTCTCAGGCACACCGCAAAAATCGAAATTTTTCGCGTTTCTTACAAGCTACAGTCAATGCCGCCGATTTTCTCGGTCGGGTCCATAGGGAGATAGCCGTAAAAAATTTTAATCGAAAAACTCCACGCTTTACAGCAACAAAACGCAAACTGTAACCTTTTTACACAGGTGGTGCAAAATGCAACAATTTGACGAGCCAAAATTTGTGACGCCCCTCAAGGCGATGCGGCTGAAATGTTTGGAATGCTGTGCGGGCAGTTCGAACGAGGTCAAGGCATGCCACATGAAAGATTGCCCGTTGTGGCTGTACCGCTTTGGCAAACGTCCATTCCACACCAAACGAAAGCTGACTGAAGAGCAAAAACAAGAACTCCGAAAAAGAGCAAAAAAAGCCCACATGGCGTATATGGCAAAAAGGGCCGCAAACAAATGAAAAACATTCCGATAGACCTCGCGGCGCTATACCAAGACCGGCACATCCCCACAGCGCCGCGAGGCAATAAACATTACCGGGAAGGATGGATCAACACCCATTGCCCATTTTGCACTGGGTCCCGGAATTTCCACTTGGGGTATAATCTGACCAATGATTATTTCTATTGCTGGCGCTGTGGATGGAAGCCGCAAATAACGGCCCTGGCGGAAGTGCTGAATATCTCCGAGCACAAGGTGCGGGCACTGCTCAGCACGTACAAGGTGCACAGGGCATTCTCAGAACGCGCAGACGCCACGATCTCGGGCAGACCTATACGTACCCGTCTGCCGAAAAAAACAAGGCCGTTATCGCGCTCTCATGAAGCCTACCTACGCTCCAGAGGGTTCAACCCGAATGAATTGGTGGAAATGTGGGGGCTGAAAGGAACAGATCACACCGCCGAGCCAAGATGGCGATGGCGGATCATCATCCCGATCTATTTTGAACGGAATCTGGTCAGTTATACCACCAGATCCATTGGCAACAGACCGGACAAGTACCGCGCTTGCCCAAAAAACCAGGAGCAGATCCACCACAAAAATCTTTTGTATGGATGGGACGGCCCAATTGGCGGCACTCATATCGTTGGACCTACCGCCATCGTCGTGGAAGGCCCGGCAGACGTCTGGCGAATCGGACCGGGGGCATTGGCGATATTCGGTGATCAGGTATCGTCAGCCCAAATTGCACTACTGAAAAAATTTCGTCGCCTGTTCATCATGCTTGATGGTGATGAAGCTGGAAAAGCTGCCGGAGAAAAACTAGCGTGGAGAATGAGTGGCCTCGGGGTGGATACAAAACAAGTCATCCTGCCCAATGGAAAAGATCCCGGCGAATTGAGCAAGCACGAGGTCGTGGAAATTCGCAACGAGCTATTATTGGGAAATTGGTAATCGTTGGAGACATGGCAAAAATGGCCAGTTGTAACTCGTTGGATTCACTAAAAATTTCCAGGCTCTTATAACGCGCGTGCGCGTGCGTGCGTTAAAATAAATAATAATAAATAAAATACATAACTTATGGAATAAATGAATATATACGTAGTATATATGAATGCATGGAATAAGTTATGCGTCAGTTTAAGTGAAAATTAAGGCATAAAACGCAATAAAAACAGTGAGTTACACGACGAAACGCAACACAAGATAACAAATTGCCAAACAAAACAATGACTTACAATGTTTTTATGCACCAAGGAGGTTGTTTTGAAAAAACAAACAAACACTCCATTAAAAACATCAATTTATCGCCATGCCAAACCTCTAGAATCCTGTGCAAAAACTAGAAAAAAACAAATAAACACTCCAAACCCTTGGGTTGAGTACTGGAATCTCCAAAAAAACCTAAGAAAACACAAAGATCCAAAGGCTAAAGTCTATATTCGAAGTGGTTCCGCGGCTGAGGAATTACTAAGAGGCTTTAGTAGGAAAAAGAAGTGGGATTCCAAATGGATAGCTAAACACAACATTCCAGAAAAGGTGTTATATGAACCGTGGGCACCGGTAGTTATCAAACGCGCAATCCGTATGATCAATGTTATGGTGGAGCCTGGGATGTGGCCCGGTCCCAATTCCTGGCTTGCTAGAATCAGCATGGAGGATGCCATCTATAACCGCAGGACGGCCAGTAGTATGTTGGTTCTTGCCCGCTGCATGCCTAAGCCAAAAAGTTTTTTTGAAAAAACAACGGAAGAGCATTGGGAAAATGCCAGTCCACAAGCACAGACGGTAGCTGCCCCATTGCGGGAAATGGGCATTGGCATCAGTGCCACTGTCGCAGAAAGCATCGCCAAGCAGTATAATATGCTTTGTGAAAGTAATCCATTGCTGGTACATATATCGGGTGGATTGGAGGGCTTTGGTAGGATGATGGCTCGTTGGTTGCTGGAACAAGGCATACGGAGTCCCAATTATAATATTTGTCCACCAAGCGGTCGTTTATGGCGCAGATTTTCGGCCACTTTTGGAGGTCCTCAATAATCATGGATTACGAAATAAGGAAATTTGACGCGAGTCTAGAGCGCCGGATCGTCATTGGGATGATTGTCAGTGCCGAGTTCCTGGCTGAAGCAGCTCCGATGTTTCGGCCAGATTTGTTTCGTGTTCCAGCTCTTCGCACCTTGGCTAAGTGGTGCGTGAGATATTGGAGCGAGTATGGCAAGCCCCCCGCTGTTCACATACAGGACATTTATGAAAGCAAGCGCCGTGCTCAGGAAGTCGCCGATGAACAGGCTCCGGAAATTGAAACACTGCTTGCCGGATTGTCCAATGAGTATATTGCCAATCCAAATTTGAACCATCGTTATCTGCTTCAACAGATGGAAAGGCTCATGCGCAGCCGGTCGTTGCTGGCGCTGGGCGAAGATTTGGTGACATTGGCCAGCACAGAAAACGTGGAAGACGCAGAGTTGGTGCTGGCTGGGTACAAGCCAGTGGTACGGGAAGGGATCAGTTGGTCTGATCCCTTTCGTTTGTCGGAAGAACAGCAGGAAGCCATTTTTACCGATGGTGATGTGTTGTTCCGGTTTCCCGGAGCAGTGGGAAATCTGATTGGGCCGATAGAACGCGATAGCTT